TATTGTAAAGTCACCTTAAAGCGTGTTAAGATTGCTATATGGAAAATAACGAAATCATCGACATTTTAGGCGGCACAAGTCAGGTCTCTCGGCTCTGCGGGGTAAGCGCTGCGGCGGTGTGCCAATGGCGCAAGAACGGCATCCCAGAGGACAGGCTAGTGCTACTGGCTACCCAGCTTGAGCTACTTAGCAATGGTAGGTTTAGCCGTAGGGAGCGCTTCCCCGACAAATATCAAATGATTTGGGGGGATTTGCAGTAGGCAGTTTTTAGTGCATAATTAGTACATCCCTTGGCGGGGAATTATTGGACAAGCCTTAGTTAGCGTCCTGCTTGTGTCCACAAGTCCGCCAACACCTTAAAACGGTGAGGATGCTAACTAAGGCTTTTTTTTTTGGTTTTTTATATGAACTCAAATGAGCAAATCGAATTTAACGAAACCGCTACTTTTTTTCCTACTTTTGGTGGTTTAAATGTATTTAAACGAAATTTAAATATTGTATTTTTGCAGGGCAGAAATGAAATTACGATCCCAATTGCGATGGCGAATGCTTTAGTTTTGGCAATTGACCATGCAAAAGGTGTCAACGATGAAAGCTGACATTTGGATGCCTTTGTATATTGGCGATTATCTTGCCGACACATCTCGGCTGACAACGGAACAGCATGGCGCTTATTTATTGCTTATCATGGATTATTGGCGCTCAGGCAGACCGCCAGACAATGACCAAGTTTTAGCGCAAATATGCAAACTAAGCCCTGATGCTTGGAGGAATGCTAAAGCAATGCTAAAGCAATATTTCATCGTAGAGGACGGTTTTTGGGTTCACAAAAGAATTGAATCTGAAATTGCGGCAGCTAATGAAAACAAAGAGAAAAGGCACGAAAGGGCAATAAAAGGTGCAAAAGCGAGATGGAATAATGCTACAAGCAGTGCTACAAGCAATCCACAAGCAATGCTTATTCAATGCCCTTCACCTTCACCTTCACCTTCAACTTCACATATAACTACAAAAGAGTTAGCAGCCAAAGCTGCCCCAGCAACAAGATTGTCCGAAGATTGGCAATTACCGGATGAGTGGGCAATATGGGCAAAACAAGAAAGACCAGACCTAAACCCCAACAAGGTTGCAGACAGCTTTAAAGACTATTGGATTGCCCAACCATCAACCAAAGGCAGAAAAACCAACTGGCAAGCAACTTGGCGCAACTGGGTAAGAAATCAAAAGGCTGACCCTACAGACAAAACTTACGAAGCACCTTGGGTAAAACAAAATCGAGAATGGTTTGACGAAGCTAGAGGCGTTAAGTCAGACAAAGACTTTTTTGATATGGAAACCAATTTAACAAGGATTGCAAAATGAGCTTACCAATTGCCGCAATTGAACGCCTATTTGATCGCCTGTCTATGACCTACGGAACAGAGTTTAAAAACAAGTGGAGCGGGTTTCCGGTTAACGAAGTAAAAACTTCTTGGAGCTATGAGCTTGCAATGTTTGCAGACAACTTGAATGCTATCGGCTGGGCTTTGCAAAACTTGCCTGAACGCTGCCCAAATTTGATTGAATTTAAAAACCTATGTAAGCAAGCCCCAAGACCTGACAACTTGCAACTGGATGCACCTAAAGCACCAGCCGAGATAGTTGACAGCGAAATATCCAAGATTGTTGCCAAGCTGGTTAAGCCTAAAGCAGACAATGCAGACCACAAACGCTGGGCAAAGCTATTGCGGGACAAACATCAAAAAGGTGAGCCGCTTTCCCCTTACCAAATAAAAAGCTACAAAATTGCGCTAGATATTGTAAGCTAGCTAAACACCGGAATAAATCAATGAAAAAGAAAGAAGAAAAATTAAGCAAGTTTGATAGACCACCATTAAAGATACTTGCGCCACCGATGCGTCACGGCAGCATGGACTTTATGAAATACCCAACAAGAATAGCGAACACACTTTTTTATATGGATGGCACAAGTGGCACTGACAAAAAGCCAACAAAAAATAATGACAGCGATAAAGCAAAATAAATGGTTGTCTGCATCAGAAATAGCACAAATCACAAGCATAGGCGAAAGCCATGTACGCACAGCACTTAAAACAAAACCGTTTTTAGATATTGACAGGGGGTCAAGAGACACTGGGAATGTGGGCAGCGCAAAGTATGTGAATGTTTACCGCTACCCGCAAAAAAGCGGCAAACCTACCGATGAAGCACTAAGGCTGGCAAAAACACATACGGGCATATTTGGTCAACTTTACTGGGCAAATGATACTTATGAAAAAGTTAGTCGAGTGGCTGGGCTTTAAAAAGAAAACACAAGAGCCGATTTGTGATTGCTGTGGGCAAGTGACCAGCAATTTATTTGATGGGCTATGCGAATGGTGCAGCAAATTTTACAAGGCAAACAAATGAATATTGAGAAAGCGATAGAGATACTTGAATCTGGCTTAATCACGCAACAAGAACAAAGCGAACTGGTGATTATGCTCTATAACATTCAAAAAAACGCTCGGCGTGAATGTTGTAACTTTTTAATGGAGTTGCACCAAGCTCAAAATATGCACAATTACTATCATGTGGCAGCGGTCAAACTTTGGGAGGTGGACAATGGATGAACGAATCAAAGAGCTTGTTGAACAGGCTGGTTTGTTATCACATGATTATGCGTGGGTAGCTCACGATATTAATATTGAACGCTTTGCCGAGCTAGTGCGCCAAGACGAGCGTGAGGCGTGTGCAAGAGAACAAGCGTGTGCTTTACCACCCACAGCAAATGCAATTTATTGGGTGGATATGGTTGTTGGCAATCTCGTTAGAAACGGTGTGAATAAACACAGGGCAAGAGAATTGGCGCATCATTTTTATACATACACTACACCACGGGAAAACGCCTACGCTGAAGAAATAGAACAACCTACGCCAAAACAATCGGGTACATTTTTAGTTACGAAACGTACATTTAAATGCACTGGATGTTCAGGTACTTTTGAAAGCGCACTTGAGGCGCAATACCATTCTTGCAAGGATAGCAAATGAAGATCGACAACAGCACAGGTAAAGACAAAGAATTTTATGATCTTGGCAAAAAGATATTTGACAGAATCAACCCAATCACCCCACAGCCAAGCAAAACCAAAGACAGCATGAAAGCAGATATTGATTTACTGTGGCGGGTGAATAGCGCAGACATTGAAGCACTTGAGGATGCACGGATAGCATTAACAACAATCAAAGAACTTGAAACTGGAACGTATGACGAACTGATTGACCAAGCGTTAGCGTCAATAGACAGGGCGTTAGGTATGAGCCACGGCGATGCGTTTGAGCGGGTTACAAAAGCAGCAATCAGAGCAAGGGAAAACACATGACAATCCTTGACGGTATTGAATCCGCTGTATATTTTTTTAGTGTGCTTGTCATTTCAGCTTCGGTGATTTGCGGCGTTGTGTATTGTTTTCTTTTGGCTAAAGAACTGTGGCAGAAAAATCGTGGGGGAAACACATGAGCGGTTTCAGCCCACACGATGCGATAGACTATATCTATCAAACCGCACCCGAATACGGCAAAGCAAAAGGGCGGGTAGCAGAACTGGAAGCGTATAAACACAGCTTAAAAGCCATTATGATGAGCCGCTCGACTGAGACAACCATCGGCGGTCAAGAGAAAGCAGCCTACGCAAGCCCCGAATATCAAAACCTATGTAAAGCTATAGCCCAAGCCACAGAAGCCGCTGAAACGCTCAAATGGCGGTTAGAATCAGCAAAAATGCGCTTTGAGGCGTACCGCACAGAGCAAGCCAATAACCGCCAACTTGAAAAGATGACATTATGATTGACTACAGCTCAACCTTAATTAAATTGATGGCATCAATTAAGATTTACCGCCAGTTGATACTTAAAGCCAACTACCAAGCGGCGGTTGATTTGTCGGTTGATATGCAATTATTGGCTAACGAATTGCAACAATGGACGGAATCACAATGTACCGAAGCACGAAAATCTTAGAGCGTTGCAGGGAATTGCCTTGCCAATTGTGCGGTGCAGAAGATGGCACGGTGGTGGCAGCGCATAGCAACCAGTTAAGGGATGGCAAAGGGCGGGGGCTTAAAGCACACGACTACCGCATTGCAGCATTGTGCTTCCGCTGCCACACAGAAATAGACCAAGGCAAAGACCTTAACCGCACCATGCGTGTTGAGCTTTGGGAACTAGCGCATAGAAAAACCATTGGTGAGTTGTTTGAGCGTGGGCTAGTCAAATGCTAGTGACAATGGAGCTACTATGATTGATGATTGTTATATTCCTAAAGGCGAAAAAACAAGACTTGGGTATATTAGGCTGTGGAATAAAGGGAATAGAATTCTTGCGCATAGATTTGAATTTGAAAAAATTCATGGAAAAATTCCTGAAGGTATGGAAATAGACCATATTTGTTGTAACAAAGCATGTTCGAATGTCAATCATTTGCGGTTGGCTACAAGAATTGAAAACATGAGATATTCAAAAGCAACAAAGTTAACTAAAGAAATTGTTATGGATATTCACAATAAAAAAGCGCAAGGAATTAGCGTTATCAGTATGGCAAAAGAATACAAAGTCACTCGTGAATGTATTTATTTAATTTTACAAGGCAAAAACTGGAATGATTTGCACCCTTCAACTACCATTGCCGCCAACAAATAATACTTATTATCGCAACTTTCGGGGGCGCACTGTACTAAGCAAAGGTGGCAGGGAATATAAGCTACTGGTGCAAGACTATGTAGCCATCAACCAAATACCGAGCTTTGGGGACGCAAGACTAGCCGCTATGGTTAAGATATTCCCAAGGGACAAGCGAGCCATTGACCTTGATAATCGACTTAAAAGCCTATTTGATGCCCTGCAAGACGCTGGCGTATTCAATGACGATAGCCAATTTGATGAAATCAACATTGCCAGAGGCGTGATTAAACACGGCGGCAAATGTACAATTGTTATAAGCACACTTAACAGGACAGAACATGAAAATTGAGCAACGCAAAGTGGATAGCCTTATCCCTTATGTGAATAACAGCCGCAAACACTCTGAAGAACAAATAGCGCAGATTGCCGCAAGCATTAAAGAGTTTGGCTGGACTAACCCAATCCTAGTTGATGGCGAAAACGGCATTATTGCGGGGCACGGGCGGCTAATGGCTGCGAGGAAGCTCGAAATGGACAAAGTGCCCGTTATTGAGCTTGCCCACCTAACAGACACCCAACGCAAAGCATTAGTAATTGCCGACAATAAATTAGCTTTGAATTCCGAATGGGAATACGCAATATTGAAATTGGAATTAGATTCTTTAAAAGATTCCGATTTTGATATGAAAATATTGGGATTTGAATCCGAAGAATTAACCAATTTATTGTTTGACCATATAGACAAACCTGTTGAATTAAAAGATGAACAATTGGATGAAGTTTACGAAGTTGCAATAACTTGCAAAAACGAAAACGAGCAACAATCCGTTTATGACATGATGATTGAAAAAGGATTTAAATGCCGAATTTTAACCATGTAGTCACAACACAATATAAGCCAACATTTCGCACGGAAAAAGTGGCAGGAATGTTTGATGTGCCTGTGGAAGATAAATTAACCAAATCTTGGTTGGTCAATATGCCAATTGAAGATTTTGAATGGTCGGTTGGGTTAATTGTTGGAGCATCGGGGTCGGGTAAAACAACAATCGCAAAAAAGGCTTTTGGCGATGATTCATACTTTAATTCACATGAATGGGGCAATGATTCGTTTTTAAACAGTTTTAACAAAGATTTGGATATTAAAGAAATAACGGATTCATTGTCGCACGTGGGTTTTGCAAGTCCTCCATCATGGTTGCTGCCATATCATTGTTTATCCAATGGTCAAAAATTTCGTGCTGATTTAGCTAGATTGATACTTGAAACTGAAGATTTAATTGTTTTTGATGAATTTACGTCATTGGTTGATAGAACCGTAGCCAAAATAGGAAGTTACGCCGTTCAAAAATTTGTACGCAAGCGTAAACGTCAATTTGTGGCGGTAACTTGTCATTACGATGTAGCTGAATGGTTAGAACCAGACTGGATATATGATGTATCCACAATGGAATTTAGTCGGAGGTCACTTCGGCGACCATCAATTGAAATCGAGATTCAACAAGTGCATCATTCCATCTGGCAAATTTTCAAAGGTCATCATTATTTAAGTGCTGATTTAAATAAAGCGTCAAAAATATATTTAGCCACAATTGAA